CGGGCAACCGTTTCGCCGGCGGCTTTGTTGTTGGGCGGCGATGGACGAGCGAACGGCACGAACACCTGAAAAAGAGGCCAAGGTGCTGCGGCGGCTCGCCCTCGGCTACTCCGTGTCCAGCGCCTGCCAGTTCGCCCGGATCGGCCGCACCTCGTACTACCAGTGGCGCAAGGATGATCCGGCGTTTGCGCTCGCGGCCGACGCGGCGATCGAGGAAGGCACCGACCGGCTCGAAGATGAGGCAATGCGCCGGGCCATGCAGCGCAAGGAGCCGAGCGACACCCTGCTGATCTTCCTGCTCAAGGGCCGGCGCCCGGAGAAGTTCCGCGACAACGCCACCGTGCGGCATGAGGGGAGTGACGGCGGGCCGCTGATCGTCACCGTCATTCGACATGTCGCCCCATTGGAGGCGGAGTGATGGTTGCCGCGGTTGCGGAACGGCCCGCTGAACTGGCCACGCTCGCCCCGGATGGCGCGCTCGAAACGCACTTTCACGCCGGACAATGGCGCGCGTTCACCTCCCGCAAGCGGTACATCGTGGTCCTGGCAGGCACCCAATCGGGCAAGACGTCGTTCGGGCCGCACTGGCTCCTGCAGGAGATCATCGATCGCGGCGCCGGCGACTATCTGGTGGTCACGCCGACGTTCCCGCTCCTCGAGGTCAAGGCCTTGCCGGAGTTCCGGCGGCTGTTCGAGGAGCAGTTGCGGCTCGGAGCGTACCAGGGCTCGCCAGTGCGCAAGTTCCGCATCAGCCCGGATGGCGAGCGCCGGCTCTTCGGCGCCCCCCAAGAAACAGCGACCAACGTCTACTTCGGCTACGCGGATGATCCTGATTCGCTGGAGTCGATGACGGCGAAAGCCGCCTGGTGCGATGAATCGGGGCAGCGGAAGTTCAAGCGGTCGAGCCGGGAAGCGATCCAGCGCCGGCTCTCGCTCAATCAGGGCCGCGAGCTGCATACGACCACGCCGTACGATCTCGGCTGGCTCAAGCAGGTGTTTTGGGATCCGTGGGTCGCGGCGGGGCAGAACCATCCCGAGATCGACATCATCAACTTCCCGAGCACGGCCAATCCGCGCTTCCCGCCGGCGGAGCTTGATCGCGCGCGGCGGGAGATGCCGCGCTGGAAGTTCCGCATGTTCTACCTCGGCCAGTTCGAGCGGCCGGCTGGGCTCATTTATGACTGTTTCGATGATGCCGTCGGCGGCCGCCATGTGATCGAACCGTTCGCCATCCCTGATGACTGGCCGCGCTACCAGGGTGCCGACTTCGGCGGCGTCAACACCGCGGGCCTCTGGGTGGCGCAGGATCCGGCGCCGATCGGCCATGACGATGATGGCACGCCGCGCCACCGCTTCTATGTCTACGCTGAATACCTCACCGGGAATCGGACCGCGAAAGAGCACGCCGCGGCATGGCAGGCGAACCAGGGCCGGCCGAAGCGTGTCGTCGGTGGCTCGAAATCGGAGGGCCAGTGGCGTAAGGAGTTCCGGCAGGCGGGCTACCCGATCGAGGAGCCGGATGTCTCCGAGGTGGAGGTCGGCATCAACCGGATGTACGGCGGGTTCGCCCGGGATGAGATTCAGGTATTCGTCACCTGCACCGGATTCCGGGAACAGCTCACGACGTACAGCCGGGTCCTTGACGCCAATGGTGATCCCACCGAAGCGATCGAGGAGAAAGCGTCCTACCACTTCCTCGACGCCGGCCGGTACATCTTCGGGTGGCTCTACCGGAAACCGAAGAAGGCGAGGATCCACTGATGGGCCGGTTCACCGACTTCCTGCTGATGCGCAACCTGCCGGCGCACCGCGTGGATCATCTCACCCGGGCCGAACTCGGCCCGCTCGATCTGCGGGAGGCCAAGGCGACGTTGCAGGTGTCGCACACCATCGGCAAGCCGCAATGGGCCCGCCGCGAGCTCGGCGTCTTCGAGCGCCATGCGTACCAGCGGCTGGCGCTGATATTCCGCTGCGTCAACGTGCTGGCCAGCGCTATTGCGGAAGCGCCGCTCACGGTACGCGACCCCAAGGGGGAACCGGACGAACGGCACGCGGTCCGGTCGCTGATCACCTTGCCCAACCCGCAGATGGGGGAGGCGATGTTCTGGTACAACGTCGCCGTCCGCATGTTGATTTACGGGTACTGCGTGGTCGAGAAGGAGCGCTCGGCCGCCGGCCGCGTGGTCGCCCTCTGGCCGATGAACAGTGAACTGCTCAAGCCCGTGCCCCGCGCGGACGGCACCCACGATTGGGAGTACCGCGTGCAGGGACATCCGCCGGCACTGCTCGCGGCGGAGGACGTGGCGGTCTTCCGGTTCGCGGAAACCGGCACCGGCGACCCGCGCGGCATCGGGCCGCTGGAGATCGCCCTCCGCGAGTGGAGCCTGCTCAACGCGATGCAGGACTACCTCAAGGGCTTTTTCGACGCCGGCGCCCTGCCGATCTACGGGCTGGTGCTCGATCCGGAGGCGGACTTCGACGAGGATCAGGCGGCGCTGATCCGCGAGATGTGGGTGGAGCGGACCACCTGGCGCAACGGCGAGCCGCCCAAGCCGCCGATCATGGAATCGGTGAAGGACATCAAGCGCCTCTCGTTCGACTACAACGAGCTGGCCTACATCGACCTGCGGGACGTGAGCGAAACCGCGATCCTGACCGCGTTCGGCATTCCCGGCATGATGGTCGGGCAGCGCTTCTCGCAGCTGCGCAACACCATGAACAACACGACCGAGCTGCGGCAATCCTTCTACCAGGACACCGTGCAGAAGCTCTGGAGCCGGCTCGACGACGTGATCACGCGCGATGTGCTCTACGACCGCGCGATGGAGTGGCGGCCCGGCTACAGCGTGGCCTTCGATACGAGCGGGGTCGCCGCACTGCAGGAGGACGCCGTCGCTAAACGGGCGCACGCGCTGGAGGCGTGGAAAGCCGGCGCAATCACCCGCGCCGCCTACAAGCGGGTGGCGGGCGACGCGGTCATCGACGGCGTTGACGACGTCTACTGGATGCCGTTCAACATGATCGAGGTGCCGGCCGCCATCGGGACGAGGAGCGCCCGGGCGAGCGTGACGGTTCGTGATCCATTCGTGGCCGACATGATCACGGTCATGCGCGAAGCGCGGCTTCCGGATCCGGACATCGAGCGGCGGGCGCGTGGGCTGATATCCCTGGAAACCCGGGGCCTGATCGAGCAGCGCGCCGCGCGGCTCTACGCCACTGCCGGCGCGACGTTCGGCCCGCGCATCTACGCCTATTTCCAGGAGCAGAAGGAGCGGGTGCTCGCCGTGGCCCAACGGGCGGCGTTGCCGGCACCGGAGCGGCGCGACATCGCCGATCTGCTTGCCATCGACTGGACGGAGGAAGCCGACGCGCTCGATCCGATCATTCGCCAGCTCTGGACGTTGATGGGGGAGACGGCCGCCGGCGAGACGGTGAGCCTGCTTGGCCTGGCGGATGACGCGGTCACCTGGAGTGTCAGCAACCCGTGGGTCCATCAGGTGCTGAGTCTGGTCGGGCAGCGGGTCACGGGAATTACGGAGACGACGCGCGCGGACATTCAGCGCATCGTCGGCGAGGCGCTCACCGAGGGCGTGACGATCGATGATCTGTCGCAGCGCCTGGCCGGCCTGTACGAGGAAACCTACCGGGGGCGCTCCCAGACGATCGCCCGCACCGAGTCGCAGGTCGCCTACAACGAGGCGGCGGTCGCCTCGTACGAGGCTTCGGGCACCGTCTTCGAGGCGGAGCTGCTCGACAACCCGAAACACACGACCGATCCCGGATCCGACGGCCTGACCTGCGCCGAGCGCAACGGCCTGATCGTGCCGCTCGCCCAGGTGCGCCAGCACATCGCGGCGGAGCATCCGAACGGCAGCCTGGCCATCGCGCCAGTCGTTCAGCTAGGAGTGGTTTGAGATGAGCACGCCCACGACGTACACCGTGCCGCAATCGAAAGTCTGGCTCTCGCCGGACGGCAAGGATTCGTTCTGGTTCTACGCCGGGGACGTCATCCCGATGGCGCTCGCGATCCGGATGGGGATGCCGGGCGCGGGCTATGTGGACGGGCCGTACTTCTCGGCGGACGAGCAGCAGGCCATCCTCGATCTGGCGGGATCGGCGGTGCCGGCGCAGCTGCTGACCTATTTCAGCCGCGACTACGACAACCGGACCGCCGCTCCGGGCACCGAAACAACGCTCTCGATCTTCGACCTGACGATCTACGGCGCCCTGATCCGGGTGGAAGAGCCGGGCAAACGGATTTCCCGCCTCGGGGTGCGGGTGACCACGGCCGTCGCGGGCGCGACCGTGCGCCTCGGCATCTACGGCATCTATCAGGGATCCGGCTCCGGTCGGGGCGGGCTAGGCACGCTGCTCCATGACGCCGCCACCGTGAGCGTGGCAACGACCGGGTTCAAGTCGATCTCGACGGTGGCATCACCGGCCCTCGAACCGGGTCTGTACTGGCTAGTCGTGCAGCCGAGCGCCGGGCACAACCCGACGATCGCCGGCTTTCAGTCCACCGGCGGCCAACTCGGCACGAGCACGAGCAACGGGGCGGTCAATTCCGGCATGTCGTACAACGTCGTGACGGCCGGGCAGCCGTTCGCGGCCTCGCTCGACGGCGGAAGCCCGGCGACGGTGGCCCCGCTAATCTACTTCCGGTTGCAGGATGTGTAAGCCGTGCGTCTCCGCAATCTGCTAAACTGCCCGTAACAACCGCAATGGTGGCATGAGGCCGCCGGTCGACACGCGCATGCGTGTCCCGGCGGCTTTTTTGTTTGCCCGAGCGAGCAGCGAGGCACGTCGATGCGCGGGACCATACTGCCAACTCCTCCCACGATCCAGTACCGCACCAGCGCCGTGCGGGCGCTGGACGATGACGCCGCAGGCTTCGAGGGGCACGCCTCCACCTTCTGGCGCGTCGATTCCTACGGCACCGCCATGAAGAAGGGCGCGTTCAAGAAGACGCTCGCCGAACGAGGATCCCGCGTGCCGCTGCTCTGGCAGCACGATCCGTGGACGCCGATCGGCAAGCCGACCGAGCTGAAGGAAGACCGCGACGGGCTCGCGTTCCGGGCCGAGGTTGTCACCGACACCCGGGCGGGCGCCGAGGCGATGGCGCTCTTGCGGGCCGATGTGCCGATGGGCATGAGCTTCGGGTTCGAGACGATCAAGAGCCGACCGGTTGAAGACGGCGACATGGACAAGCTCGACTGGTCCGACGCGCCGCGCTGGATGCGGGATAACCCGGAGGAGCGCGAGTACGCCCGCATCATCGAGGAAGTCAAGCTCTGGGAAATCTCGCTGGTCACGTTCGCGGCCAACGAAGCCGCCACCATCAGCAGCGTCCGCCATCAGCAATCACTCGATTACCTCTCCACCCTCATCGAATCGATGCGCGCCGGCACGCTCTCCGACGAGCAGGCCGCGCAGATCGAGCAGCTGGCCGCCGCCTGGCAGCAGCGAGCCGGAGCCGGGGCAGGCACGCCCGATCCCACTCCACTCCCTGACGAGACCGAGGCACGGGCAGACCGTGAAGCCTACATCCGTCAGCTGGCCCGATCCCTGGGCCTGACCGTGGAGCAGATGACATGCGCAGTCTGAGACAGATCAACGACGAGCTGGCGCAGCTCGCCCGCGACAACGCGCCGCTGGCGCAGCGGTTCGTGGAAGGCGGCCTGGAGGGAGACGATCTCACCCAGTTCCGCGCCAACACGCAGCGGCTGGAAGCCCTGTACGGCGAGCGCGCCGACGCGGAGCGGGCCGACGCGGACACCCAGCGGGATCGGGACGCCGCGCAGCGGTCCCTCGATCTGCACCGTCACTACAACGAGGGGACCGGCCGCCGCGCCGGCACAGCCGCGATGAGCGAGCGCCGTCAGACCGCCGAGGAATGGTCCCGCTCGATCGGTGAGCGGTTCGCCACCTCCGATCAGCTG